GAGATTTCATGAAAGAATTACAGCGTGATGGCACAAAACTCCTTGCAGATGATGTGTATACAGAAACTTATCAATGGCTGAAAGAACGTTCCTGCGAGAAAATCGTCAGCCGTCAGCTTGTGGAACAGTATGCCATGAGCATTTCCCGTTGGATTCACTGCGAGCAGATCGTCACAAAATATGGGTACATTTCAAAACACCCCACAACGGGTGCGGCAATCGCCTCTCCCTATGTAGCGATGTCACAGAACTATATGAAACAGGCAAACCAAATCTGGAATCAGATTTTTCAGATAGTCCGTGAAAATTGTTCTGTAGAATTTCAGGGCAATCCGCAGGAAGATATGATGGAAAAGCTGCTCCGCAGCAGAAAGTGAGTATTTATGAAAGCAGATGTTCAATTCTGGAGAGAGTTAAAACAGCATCGAAACAATATGACCAAACAGCAGTATCGCACAATTAAAGGACAAGCCGTAAAAGGCAATATTGATGCTGCCCGAAAAGGAATGCTCAGAATCCAGCAGAGGAGGAATTACCGATGACCACAACTACAGAATTTCAGCTTGTTGACATCAACAAGTTAGTGCCTTATACAAATAACGCCAGAACACACAACAAAGAACAAATTTTGAAACTTCGTTCTTCCCTGCGAGAATTCGGATTTGTTAGTCCTATGATAATCGACAAGGATTATAACGTCCTGTGCGGACACGGCAGACTGGAAGCCGCCAAAGCCGAAGGCATGACGAAGGTCCCGTGTGTATTTGTAGAACACATGACAGAAGCACAGAAGAAAGCATTTATTCTTGCCGACAATCGTATGGCATTGGACGCCGGCTGGGATGAAGAATTGCTCGCCGTAGAAATGGAAGAATTGCAGAATCTTGGCTTTGACCTTGGTCTGACCGGATTTAATGAAAAAGAAATCGCTGACCTCTTTGCAATTGACAACGATGAAGCGAAAGAAGATAATTTCGATGTAGATGCAGAACTGGAAAAGCCCTGCAAATCTAAAACCGGCGACATCTGGCATCTTGGAAAACATACTGTCATCTGCGGAGATTCCACTTTGCCTGAAACATTCAATGCGTTGCTTGGTGATACAAGAGTAAACCTTGTCTGTACAGATGCACCATATTTTGTGGACTTGAATAGCTCATCAGGAAAAATTAAAAACGACAACCTGAATGATAAGGAAGCCTACGAATTCCTTATGAAAGTGTTCAAAAATCTACATGAGTATATGCAGAGAGATGCGAGTTTCTATGAATTCTATGCCACTTCAAAGGCAAGAATTTTTCACGATGCTTTTGAAGATGCAGGCTTTAAGGTTGGTGCGGGTCTTGTCTGGAAAAAGGACAGGCTTGTGCTTACAAGAACTGACTGGAAATATATCCATGAGCCTATTATTTTTGGCTGGAAGAAAGACGGTAAGCATAACTGGTACGGAGATCAGAAACAGGTAACTGTATTTGAATTTGACCGTATTAAAAACAGCAAAGAAGACGGCTGCGGACATCCTTCAAGCAAGCCTGTTCCGCTGATTGCTTATCTTATCGGTTTATCAACGCAGACGAATGCTTTAGTGCTTGATTGCTTTTTAGGTTCAGCATCTACCCTGATTGCCTGCGACCAACTTGACAGAATTTGCTATGGTATTGAGTTTGAACCAAAGTTCGTTGATGTTGCAGTGGAAAGATACATCAGACTCCATGATGGTAACTTTGATGATGTGTATCTGATGCGGAACGGTGAAAGAATCGAATACAAGGATGTGGAGGTGTCAAATGAATAAACCTCTCACCCTTGGCAGCCTGTTTTCCGGTTCCGGAACTTTTGAAATGGCAGGAATGCTCTCCGGTATTGTACCTGTCTGGAAATCAGAAATAGAGCCGTTTCCGATCGCTGTTACAGAAAAGCGGCTGCCTTTTGTAAAGCATCTGGGCGACATCAACTGTATCAATGGTGCTGAAATCGAGCCTGTGGATATTATCACCTTTGGCTCGCCCTGCACCGATCTTAGTGTCGCAGGCAAACGTCAAGGCTTGAATGCCGCACGTTCCGGACTATTCTTTCAGGCAGTCAGAATTATCAAGGAAATGAGGTGTGCAACCAATGGTAAATATCCAAGATTTGCAGTGTGGGAAAATGTCGCAGGAGCTTTCTCCTCCAACGGCGGCGAAGACTTCCGATGCGTCCTCGAAGAACTCTGCAAAATCAAAATCCCAGACATATCTGTCCCTAAACCTGAAAAGTGGACAAAGGCAGGAGAAATCCTGGCAGACGGTTTCTCTCTCGCATACAGGACGGTCGATGCTCAATACTGGGGTGTACCCCAGAGAAGAATGCGTCTCTACCTTGTCGCAGATTTTGATGGTGAATGTGCCTCAAAAATATTATTTGAGTCCGAGGGCGTGTCTGGGTATTCTCCGCAGGGCTTCCGTTCGTGGAAAGAAACTGCCGGAAGTTTTGGAACTTGCTCTGAAGAAACAAGCACAGGGTTAGTTTTTTCAAATCACGGGCAAGATACACGATTTAAGGGTCCTGTTGAAGTAGCGGAAACAGTTTCAGCTACATATGGAACGGGCGGAAATAACCAGCCGTTTGTGGTGGAACATTTTCATAAAGCATACGGCATCTGCGGAAAATACAGCAATTCCATGCTTTCCGACAATCCTAACAGCGGATTTTATGAGGCAGATACTGCAAGAACAATTGATACAAGCAATCAGTCTCCATGCAAAAATCAAGGCGGAATTGTTGTCGTTGAGGGAAATGGTTTACGTCCATCACATCACGGCAACGGGTATAAAGAATCGGAAACAATGTACACACTCAATTGTACTGAAAATCATGCTGTTGCCTATGGAATCGGCAGACCTGCCATGAATCAGGGATACAATGCAAGATTCAGTTTTCAGATCGAAGAAGAAACCTCACCTACACTTGTTGCATCAGGTGCAGGCGGAATTGCTCATCCGGTCTATTCCACAAGCAAAAATTCACATCATACTGTTGCCGAAAAAGAAAAAGCAAATACACTTGTAGCATCGGATTACAAAGATCCGCCGCTGGTCAATGCTCCGGAATATATCGTGCGAAGATTGACACCGCAGGAATGTGCGTTGCTGCAGGGTATGCCGACTTGGTGGTGCGATAATATCGGCATTGAAAATCCAACGGAAGAACAAATTTGTTGGTGGCAGAATGTCTTTGAAACTTACAACAAAGCTGTCGGGAAAACCTGTAAATCAAAAAGCCGAAAGCAACTTGAAAAATGGCTGAAAGATCCGTATTCCGATAGTGCTGCATACAAGATGTGGGGCAACGGCATATTTTTAGGAAATGCGTGGTTTGTGCTTGCCGGAATCGCATATTATGCACAGAACACAGCCTGAAAGTTTGTCATATGTCACACTTGATATCTGTGAGGAAACGAGTTATCATGTGTACTACCGAAAAGGAGGTCAAACATATGACGATTGCATTTCATCTCACAGGAGAAAATCGAAAAACACTGGTGAAAGCTGTTTCTGAAATACTTGAAATTCCTGCCGAATATCAGTATATGCCGACTCGTGCTTACAAGATCGGGGAATGTTACACCGTCACCAAAGAGGGCAACCTTGAAATCAGCGATTCAGCTGACAGCAAGAAAAAAGAATACCTCATGGAAGAATTAAAAAATCGTGGATACGATATTCCGACAGAAAATAGGCTAACGGTTCAGATGCCTGCGGACTTTTTCGATGAACATACGCTTGGCAATCTTCAGCAGATCTGCGAAAACAAAGCCACACTTTTCAAGGCAGCTTTTCAGACGGATACGCTCGACATTATTTCATCTGATGAAAAGGTGGAATTTCCATGGTTCAAAGTAGAGCAAGACGGTGATGCAGATGCCTACTGCACGTTTATTTCCATGCTCTGCGAATTTGCCAAGAACCAGAGCCGCATTAACCGCAAGCCGGATACTTCCGACAATCCCAAGTACACTATGCGGTGTTTCCTGATTCGTCTGGGAATGGTGGGGGCAGAATTCAAGACGGCAAGAAAAGCAATCCTCCGCAATCTTATGGGCAATTCTGCATTCAGAAAGGTTGGTGCAAATGATGAAATTTCCGAATAAAGCATATCTGGAACAGCTCCGAAAACAGTATCCAAAGGGAACAAAGCTCCAGATGATCACCATGCGGAATGAAAAATATCCCGTTCCTCCGGGGACTTTTGGTGAGGTGACGCATATCGATGATATCGGCAATATACACGTTCGCTGGCAGAATGGTTCTTCCCTTGCAATCATTCCGGAAGTGGATTCTTTCAAGGTTTTGGAAGCTGAAAATTAAGACAGAACCTATTCCATCGTACTGTATTTTACCATAGAAATTCAAGTTAATCAAGACTGTATATTACACAATCTTTTGGCGGATATACAGTCTGTTTTTCTGTTGATTTAGCGGGTTGCATTATACTCCGTAATGCGGTAATATGTGATACAACGAAAGGGCAAAAAGCCCGAAATTACGGAGGAAAATACCATGAACGCAAAAACAGAAAGACAAATCGAAAACCTGAAAAACCAGACCATCGGCGTAGAAATCGAAATGAACCACATCACAAGAGAGCGAGCTGCAAAGCTTGCCGCAGACTTTTTCGGAACAGGCAGATATGAAAACACAGCAAGAAGAAACGGCTACTGCACCTGGTCAGCATGGGATGCACAGGGCAGAGAATGGAAATTTCAGAGAGATGTTTCCATTGCAGGATGCGACAGCGAAAAATGCGAACTGGTCACACCGATTTTGAAATACGAGGACATCGAAACCTTGCAGGAACTGGTGAGAATCCTCAGAAAAGCCGGAGCAGTCAGCCACGCAGGTGTTGGGGCAGGGGTTCACATCCACATCGGAGCAAATGGACATACCCCACAGACCCTCCGAAACCTTGCAAACCTGATGGCAAGCCACGAACAGCTGATTGCAGATGCCCTGAAAATCGACCAAGGCAGAATGAACCGATACTGCAGAACGGTAAATCCGAAATTCATTGAACAGCTGAATCGGAAAAAACCTACCACCATGGCTCAGCTTGCCGACATCTGGTACAGGGCAAACGGTGCGGATTACGGCAGAAGTCAACACTACAATGACAGCCGATACCATATGCTGAATTACCATGCCACCTTTACCAAAAACACAATCGAATTTCGTTTATTTCAATTTGACAAGCCTTCCAACGGCAAGAGAAACGGACTTCACGCAGGACAGTTGAAAAGTTACATTCAGCTTTGCCTTGCCCTTTCCGAAATGGCGAAGGAGCTGAAAACAGCAAGTCCGAAACCACAGCAAACGGAAAATCCGAAATTTGCAATGCGAACATGGCTGATTCGATTGGGAATGGTCGGCGAGGAGTTTTCCACAGCGAGAAGTTTTCTGACCAAGAACCTTTCAGGAGATGCTGCTTTCCGATTCGGCAGAGCCTGAAAAGGCTCACCACAGGCAACGGACGGCAACACAGCCGTCCACGTTGCTTTTGTGGGATCGTTTCCCCACCAAACAAACCAAGCCACACAAGTCCACACAGC